GCTCGGGCGTCGTCATTGTCCATGACGAGGCTGACATGCTCGAGGAAGGCGCCGAGCGATTCATATTCTTCCATCGCGCGCGTCAGCTCTGACAGATTTTCCAGCCGACCGGCGCTTTCAGCCGAGCGGTCGGCCTGAAGCATCGCAGTGTAGCCGCTTTCATCGAGCACGATGCGGGCGACCTCAGGATGGGGGAGGGTGCTTGCCATCTCGCGCCAGCGGCCGAGGTCGGCAACGAATGCGCCAAGGCTGCGGCGCGCCTGCGGAGTCAATTCGTCGCTGTCGAGCAGGTGAGCCGCAGCGATCAGCATCGGCTCCTGGGCGTGCCGGGCACGTTGGTGGATCGTAGCGACCGCCTTGTCCCCGAGCCCGCGCTTGGGCGTGTTGACCACCCGTTCGAAAGCGAGGTCGTCAGCGGTCGACTGGATCAAGCGCAGATAGGCAATGGCGTCGCGGATCTCCGCGCGCTCGTAGAAACGAAAGCCGCCGATGATCTGGTAGGGCAGGCCGATCGCGATGAACCGCTCCTCGAACTCGCGGGTCTGGAATTGGGCGCGGACGAGAATCGCCGCCTCGTCGAGCCCGTGTCCGTTACGGTTGAGCTGTTCGAGTTCTTCCCCGACGCGTCGGGCTTCCTCCGGGCCGTCCCAAACGCCGATGACCTGGATCTTCTCGCCATCGCCCGCGTCGGTCCACAGCGTCTTGCCGAGCCGGCCCGCGTTGTGGGCGATCAGCCCGTCTGCGGCAGCGAGGATATGCGATGTCGAGCGGTAATTCTGCTCCAGTCGGATGATCTTCGCGCCGGGGAAATCCTTTTCGAAGCGAAGGATGTTCGCGACCTCGGCCCCGCGCCAGGAATAGATCGACTGGTCGTCGTCGCCGACACAGCAGAGGTTCCGCCGCGGCTCGGCAAGCAGCTTGAGCCATTCGTACTGCGCCTGGTTGGTGTCCTGATATTCGTCGACGAGGATGTAGCGGAAGCGGTCCCGATAGCCGTCGAGAACGTCCGCGTGGGCGCGGAAGATGACGAGCATATGGAGCAGCAGGTCACCGAAATCGCAGGCGTTCAGGGTTTTGAGGCGCTCCTGATATTGGGCGTAGAGCTCGGCGCCGCGACCCGCGGCGAACGCTTCGGATTCGGCTGCGTCTATCTGTTTGGGTGTCCACCCGCGGTTCTTCCACCGATCGATAAGGCCTGCGAGCTGCCGCGCGGGCCAGCGCTTCTCGTCGAGGTTCGAGGCCTGGATGAGCTGCTTCAGGACGCGCAGCTGGTCGTCGGTGTCGAGGATGGTGAAATTGGACTGAAGGCCGACCAGCTCGGCATGGCTTCGCAGCATCCGCGCGGCGACCGAATGGAACGTGCCGAGCCAAGGCATTCCTTCGAGGGCGCCTCCGGAGAGCGCGGCCACGCGTTCGCGCATCTCGCGCGCGGCCTTGTTGGTGAACGTGACGGCGAGGATCTGGCTCGGCCACGCCTTGCGGGTAGCGATCAGGTGGGCGAGGCGCGCGGTCAGTGCGGCGGTCTTTCCGGTGCCCGCGCCGGCAAGGACGAGAACCGGCCCTTCGGTCGTGAGGACGGCCTCCCGCTGCGGCAGGTTCAATCCCTGCAAATAGGGCGGATCGTCGGTCAGGACGGGGGATTCAGGCACGCCCCGGAGGTAAGCCGAGGAGAACGGAACGGCAACCGAGCCGGGGCCCATTCGGTCGATTTGAAAAGGTTCCGGCAATTGTGCCCGATATCCCCGTTATCCACAGGTTCAACCACTCATTTTTCGCTTTCGCGACTCGGGCGAGGGGTGCATGTTGCTTGGGTGATCGGGACGGCGGTCCCGGCCTCCCCAAGAGCTGGAAACGGCAGGCGGGCGCGGCAGGTGACCAAAGGTCCGATCTCCGCCGGCAGGATTGGGAAGAGCCTTCGGGTTCTGACCGGGCCAGCCGGGAAGAGGCGCCGGAAGAGTCGTCTTCCTCAAGCGCGACGCGGCTCCTGATGGTCTTCGGATTGTCGGTGAGCGAAGCGGGACGCAAGAGGGGGCGACCCAAGAAGGGCCGCGGAACACTGGACGGTTTTGGCTTCGAGGAACTTCGGTTCCAGAAGACGGGCCGGAAAGGTCGAAAGACCAGCGAACCTTCGGGCGGCGCAGTCGAGTAGAACGATCGGGCTCCTCGCAAGAGGGAGCGGTTCGGTGGAATGCGACGCCTGAGCTGGTGAGCCAGGATCGAGAGCGGGTACGGCTGGGCCTTCGGGTTTAAGTGGACCAGGTTACGAACACCGGCATATCCTTCGCTCGGCGCAGTGGGGGCTGGCAGCAATGCCGGCCCCCATTTCTATTGGGGGTATCGCCGGGAGCTGCACCGCGCGCCCCAGACTCTTTCCGGCGCACTGCAATGGCAGCCGGGCGCGGCGCCCGCGAGTGTTCGCGCACTCCTTCGACAAACGGACGGAAACCAAACCTCGCCTGCGCGTTGGGCGATCAGGTAGGCGGCGGCAATGAGGTCGCCGGAGCGGCGGGCGCGAAGGAGTTTGAAGTGGTCAAACTTGCCGCTCTGCTCGTGGCCTCGGCCGCGGCTATCGCAGCTACAGGCGCAACAGCAACAACCTCAACCAGCTCTTCCGACACGCTGGTCTCGAGCTCGCCCTGGTGGGAGAAGGTCACGGTAACCCTCGACGGTGACGGCAAGGCAGAGGCCTGCCGCTACGAGACGAGCATAAACCCGACGAACACGGAAAGCTGCGACGTGGATTCGAGCGAGGCGGCAATGGCTACTCACGCTTCCGACTCCAAAGGCGAAGTGACGCGGATCACCTTCGAACGTCGGTTCACCCCCGGTGTCCCCCCGACCGCGCCCAAGCTGCAGACCGGCGACACGCTGCTCGGCGGACAGGTGATGGCGCTCGCGATCGACAATCGCGGATCGGTGAAGAACTGCCGGGTCGTCGCCGCTTCGGGATCGATGCGGCCCCAATACAGCTGTGACGATGCGACGGCAGAGCGGTTCCAGGCCAGCGTCGGAGCTGCGCAGAAGGCAGAGCGCGAAGGCTATATGACGGTCCTCGTCTACGGCCATTCGGAACATATGGTCTGAGTACTGCCTCAGGCTGAACGAACCATATAGGTAAAATTGTACTTGACAGCGTCACGCTGTTTGGGTACATGAAAGGCACAGTGAAGAATTGTGATTCGGGCCGGCCTCCCTCGCGGGAGGCGCGGCCCGAAGTCGTTTGGAGGCGGCGGTGCGGAGGAATAGTGAGAAGTCCCCGTCCTGCCCCTCCGACGATGTCAACGGAACGGCCGATGGATCCGGCATAGGCGAGACGGTCATCGGTTCGATGACTCGAAGCGGATTGCCGAAGGTCAAACGGCTCAAGAAATAGGAGCGAGCATGGGGTGGTGGTTGGGGCGCAAAAGCGCGCCGGCAGACGCGAGGCCGTTTGTGCCCGCGTGGCTGAATTCAGATTCGGTCGAGGAGGGGTTTGCTCGCTCCTATTCCGCGCAGTTCGAGGAAGTCTTCCGACGCAATCCGGTCGGTCAGCGCGCGGTTCGCCTGGTCGCTGGGATGCTGGGCGGGCTCACCATCGACGGAGAGGAACGGGCGGTTGCGCTGATCAAGTCCGAAAGGCTGCTCGAGAATGTCGCTGCCAACCTGCTGCTTCACGGCAATGCCTATGTGCAGCTGATCGCCGATCCTTCCGACGCGCCGGCGGAGCTGGTGCAGCTTCGGCCGGAGCGGGTCAGCGTGGTTGCCGACGAACGCGGGTGGCCGGTGGCTTATCTTTATCGCGCCGGCGGGCAGACGGTGCGGTTCAATCGCGCCGATCCGCTCGAGCGGGAGCAGGTGACGCACATCAAGGCCCTCAATCCGCGCGACGACCATTATGGGATGGGCTGTCTGGAGGCTGCGACGCCGGCCGCGACAGTGCACAATCGCGCGGCGAAGTGGAACAAGGCGCTGCTCGACAACGCGGCGCGTCCATCGGGCGCGTTGAGTTACGAGCCGGCCGACGGAAGCGTACTTTCAGCCGACCAGTTCAAACGCCTGAAAGAAGAGCTTGCGAGCGAATTCTCCGGCGGCGTCAACGCGGGGCGGCCGCTGCTGCTCGAGGGAGGGCTCAAGTGGCAGGCGCTGAGCCTGACCCCGGCTGACATGGATTTCGTGGCTTTGAAAGAAGGTGCGGCGCGCGACATTGCGCTAGCCTTCGGCGTCCCGCCGGTGCTGGTCGGTTTGCCGGGGGACGCCACCTACGCCAACGCGCGCGAGGCGGGGAGGGCGCTGTACCGCCAGACGATACTGCCGATGGCGGGAAGAATCCTGGACGCACTTGCGGCGATGTTGAGCGACTGGCTGGGTGACGTACGACTTGCGGTCGATACGGATCAAATCAGCGAGCTTGCCGACGATCGCGCGCAGCTTTGGCAGCAGGTTGGGGCGGCCGGGTTCCTAAGCGATGTGGAGAAACGCGAGATGCTGGGCTTTCAGGCCGAGAAGGTGGCCGAATGACAAATCTTGCATTGAGCGCGGAAGCCCTTCTCGCGAGCCTGATGGCCCAGGCCGAGGGGCGCGGAGTCGACCTGGTGACGCTGCGCGCTTTGGCCGAGGAATCGAGCCAGGCGGGGGCGCGGCGCGCGCTGGCGTCGCTGGGCTTGGATGACGAACGCGCGCGGCGGGACATGGATGAGTTGCGCGAGCTGCTGAGCGCATGGCGCGATGCGAAGCGGAGCGCTTGGCGGGCGGTGGTGACCTGGGTTGTGCGCCTGGCTTGCGCGATGGTGCTCGCTGGGATGGCCGTGAAGCTCGGGCTCTTGGAGCTGCTGCGTGCGTAGTTCTCCGCCGAAGGCGGGAGTCCAGGGCGATGCCACAGCAGCACCTTACGGCGCTCCTGGGCCCCGGCCTTCGCCGGGGAACAAGGTGCTGCGCTTCGCCGGCTACGGGGCGGTGTTCGATCGGCCGGACAAGGGCGGAGACATCATCCGAAAGGGCGCGTTCGCGAAGGCGCTGGAGCGTGCCGGCGAGGTTCCGCTCTTGTGGCAGCACAAGGCCGGCGCGGTGATCGGGCGGGTCGAGCATCTGAGCGAGGACGCGCGAGGCTTGCGGGTGATCGCAAGCGTGGGCGATGCGCGTGCGTCGCGGCTGCTCGGCGGCGGGAAGGTCGATGGGCTGAGCTTCGGCTATCGCGTCCGCGAGGCAAAGAGCGCGGCGGGTTTGCGAGAGCTGGTTGAGCTGGAGCTGGTCGAGGTAAGCCTGGTCGCGAACCCGATGCAGCCGAGGGCCCGGGTGCATGCGATTGAGTTTCGAGGCGACGACGGTCGCGAACCCGATGCAGCCGAAGGCCCGGGTGCATGCTCAGGTTAGGTTTTGGCTTGGTTGCGGATGAGCTCGTACACCTTGCGCGGACTGGCGACGCGGAAGAATTGGGTGGCGGTGCTTAGCGCCGGAAGCCACCAGCTAAGCCCGTTCATGCCCCCTCCCCAGGGCCCAGAATTCGCGGCTTCGAAGGCCAGAGTGCCGGTGCCGTCGCGGTGCTCGGAAAGCTCCAGGCGCGGGAGCCGGCGAATGTCGAGTGAGGTAATTTTCGAGCCACGAAGGACCAGGACGCGCTGATCGGTAACGGCATAGAAGAGGCGTTTGCGGATGGCGGCGTCGTGGAAGAAGCGACCCATGATGAAGTAGAGCCCGGCGACGAGGAAGGGCAGGCCCCAAAGCCTCATGAACCAGTCGATCCCCTGGCCAGTCTTTGGAAAGGTCCAAACACCGACGTTCCAGAAAAGCGCGAAACCGCCCCATAGGAGGCTGAACGGAATCAGGAGTCCATCTCGGGGGCCGAGCGCCAAGCCCTGCTTGGGCTGGCCTGTCCACGAGATGCGCTCTCCAGGAAGAAGGTAGGACTGGAACGGGTTCACTGACTGGTACGCGGTCATGGCTGTTTCGTAACGAGAGGAATTGAGACGCGCTAGCTAGCGATGCAGCCGAAGGCTCGGGTGCACGCGGTTGAAAACCTAGCGTGAGCCCAAATGCTTTCTGATAGCAAAGGCAAGCATCAGAGCAGCAGCGCCCAAAGCGTTTACGAGCAAGCTGTAGCCGATGAAGGCCAAGAGCAGCTGAAGCTTGCTTAGGAGGAAGAATGGGTTCGAGAAGTTTATCCCATTCAGGATAGCTAAGCAGATCACGGTGAGCAGACTGCCAATCACCGAAAGCGCGACGCAGAGTGCTGCCCAGCTCAGGACTGACAAATGCGACAGCTGCAACTTCGCGGCATGAAATAGGAAGGCGGGTCCGGGATCAAGTCCGGGATGACGAATGAAGAGATGATGAGGGTCGCGGTTTCCGCGGCCCTTTTTGTTTGTGCAGGAGAGACGTGAATGGTGGAAGTGAAGGCAGAAGCGCTCGAGCAGTCGTTCGATGCGTTTGAAGAAGAAGATGACGGCGTCGCGGCGCTCAAGGCCGAGCTGGAGACGCTGAAGGCGAAGATCGCGAGCGGGGTGATTGCTGCGCAGCGGCCCGCTCTGGACGGGGTGAAGTCGGCGGAAAGCTCGAGCTTCATCGACCAATATGTGCGGCGCGGGATCGAGGCGAGCCTGGAGACGAAGGCGGTCGCGGGGTCGTCGGATGTGGTGGGCGGCTATGCGGTGCCGGAGGAAATCGATGAGCGGATCGACCGGACGCTGACGGCAATCTCGCCGATCCGGGCAATCGCCAATGTCGTCAAGGTCGGAAGTGCCGGCTATCGCAAATTGATCGCGAGCGGCGGGACTCCGTCGGGCTGGGTTGCCTACGAGGCGGACCGGCCGGAGACGGGGACCCCGGCATTTACGGAGATCGTGCCGGCTTCGGGCGAGCTCTACGCCAATCCGGCGGCGTCGCAGCAGATGCTCGACGATGCGATGTTCGACGTCGAGAGCTGGCTCGCGCATGAGATTGCGACGGAGTTTGCGCGGGCCGAGGGCGCGGCGTTCGTCAGCGGATCCGGCATCAACCAGCCGCTTGGATTCCTGAGCTCGCCGACGTCGGCGGCGGTGGATTCGGCGCGGCCCATGGGCACGCTCCAGACGATTTCGACGGGCGTTGCGGGCGGGTTCGCTGCCAGCGATCCGGAGGATGTCCTGATCGATCTCGTTCAGTCCTTGCGGTCGCCCTATCGGCAGGGAGCGGCGTTCGTGATGAACTCTGCGACGGCGGCGGAGATCCGCAAGTTCAGGACCGCCGACGGTGCGTTCATGTTCCAGCCGAGCCTGGCCGCGGGGCAGCCGGCGAGCCTGCTCGGCTATCCGCTGATCGAGGCGGAGGACATGCCGGACATCGCCGCGGGATCGCTGTCGATCGCGTTCGGCAATTTCAAGGCGGGCTACGTGATCGCGGAGCGCAAGGCGACGACGATCCTTCGCGATCCCTACACCCACAAGCCGTACGTCCATTTCTACGCGACCAAGCGGGTCGGCGCACAGGTCGTGAACTCGGAAAGCATCAAGCTTCTGAAATTCGCCTGAGGCGCCGCGGGGGTCGCAGGCCCCCTGCTGCGACCCCCATCCATTTTCATTCATTCGAGGAGCCGCAATGGCGGATGCTTTTCAGCCCAAGTTCGTCGACCTTGTGCGCAACTATTCGACGACGACGGGAACGGACGACTTCATTCTTGGCCCGGCGGTCAACGGGTTCGCGAGCTTCACCAGCGGGTGCGCGGCCGGCGACAGCTTCTATTATTCGGCGCTGGGCGTGGATTATCCGACCGACACCGAAGTCGGTCGCGGAACGCTGCTGGCGGGCGGGGTGATCAGCCGGGACCCGATCGACGGAAACAAAACCAACTTCAAGAGCGGCACAAAGACGATCGCGCTGGTTGCGGCAGCCGAGTGGTATTCACAGCTCGACGCCGCCCGCGCGGGTTCCGGGCCGACGAACGTCAAGTCGTTCGGCGCTGTCGGAGACGGCGTCACCGACGACACCGCGGCGATCCAGGGCGCCCTCGATTATCTCGGGAGCATCGGCGGAGGAGCCCTTTATTTTCCCGAGGGAGCTTATCTCGCCTCCTCATATCTGACGCTTCACCCAAGGACGGTCATCAGGGGTGCGGGGCGACTGTCGTCCAAGATCGTTTCGACGCATGTCGGCGGAAACGGCGCCACTGCGGGCGAGGATCTTCGCAATGGATCGGGCCTCGTCACATCATCGCCGATCAACAGCTCGACGCCGGTTCACATCGTCCTCGAAGACATCGGGATCGAGAACAGCAATTCCGCCAACGTCGGGGCGGCCTATTACGACACGGGCGGTACTTACATCGCCGCACGGAACGTCGTCTTCGCCGGTTTCAAATATGGCGTGGTTCTCGACCAGTCGGAACTGGTCGACCTGGACCTCTGCGAAATCGCAGCTCAGAACGACGGTGGGGCAGGCGTCTGGATCGTCAACGGAAGCGCTCTGACGCCCGGGGTGGCAGGAGGCTACTGCAATCGGATCGCAGTCAAGCGATGCCAGATCAATGAGAGCGGCAGCGTCATCGGGATCGCCGACGATGGAGGCTATGCCCACGTCTTCGAGGACAACAACTACAATGGTTGCCTGAACCATATTCGCGCTGCCGGTGCGATCCTGGACATTCGCGGAGGCGAGTTCGAGAGCGCGGCGAGCGATTGCGTTCGTCTCAGCAGCCTTTCCGTTGCGGGGGGTGGCGTTGGCGGCTGCCGAACGGCCATCAGGGGAGGCCTGTTCGCCGCAACCGATGGAAACGCGTCGGTTCTCGGCGTCGATTCCCCAGGGACACTCCAGGTAGATGGACTGGCGGTGTTTTCCGGCGGTGGGGGCGCAAGCCCGATCTCGGGCTCCGGTAACTTCGCCGGCCTGTGGCTGCTGAGTTACGCGAACAACAGCGCCTCGAGCTCGGTCAAGGATGGCAACGGGCAGTGGGTCGACGTTGACGGCAACAGCTCGAACGGTTTCCAGATCAACGGAGTGACCTGTTACGGCGGAAGCGTCAGCGCTTCGAACATTGGCTCGGCAGCAAGTCACGACGCCGGCGACTTCCTTCAGCCCGCAAACAATCTGAGCGAAATTGCGAGCGCGGCAGCGGCCGCGAAGAACCTGGGGGGCGCGTATGTCCTCGACCAGAATGCGGCGCCCACGTCGCACACGGGCGATACGGCGGAAGCGGTCCTCGCGAACATCCAGCTTGCTGCGAATGCAATGGGCGTCAACGGCCGGATCGAAGTGAAGGCGAGATTCAGCTGGTCGAACAGCGCGAACCTGAAGACGATCAAAGTGAAGTTCGGCGGGACAGCAATCGAGAACGTCAGCCAGACAACTAACAGCGGGATTCATGTCGCCGCCTCGATCGCCAATCGCGGGGTCGCCAATTCGCAGGATGGCTATGTCGCGCGGTACAAGCCGGGAAGCACCGTCGATTATGTCGTTGCTCCGACTTCGATCGACACGGGGCAAGCGACAACGATCAGCATTACCGGGCAGCTCGCGAACGCGACCGAAACGGTGACGCTCGAGAGCTACCAAGTCATTCTCTATCCAAAGGACTGACGCGCATGAGCATCGGAGCGAATGCGTTAAGCGAGGTGCCGATCTGTGCGGACCCCGCCCCAGCAAATTCAACGACGAAACCGCCCAGGCACCGCATCATCAGCGCGAAAGCAGACCAATTGCTGCAGCCCGAAGCGCGCTGAACCATCAGCCAAGGAATCGAAATGAGCCTTCTTCTCAAGGATCCGCAAGCGGTCCTCGACTATTCGATCGACTGGGGAGCCGAGTATCTCGGCGACGGCGAGCTGCTTGCGACGAGCGATTGGTCCGTCGTTCCAGACGAGCCGGATGGCATAAGTATCGTGGGGACCGCCTTCGATGCCTCTACCTCGACGGTGAAGGCCGGAGGCGGAGTTGCCGGCCGGCTGTACAGTGTCGTGAACCGCATCACGACCGCGTCGGGGCGGGTCGACGAGCGGTCGATCGTCATTCGCGTGGAGAGGCGCTGATGACCGAGTCCGGACTGGCTTTGCCGATTGTCACGCTGAGCGAGGCGCAGGCTTATCTGCGGATCGAGACCGGCGAGGAGGAGGCTGTGCTCGCGGGGTTGATCCGCACGGCCAGCGCTCTTTGCGAAACCTTCATCAACCAGGTCGTGATCGCTCGCGACTTCACGCTCGACCTTGCGGCTAGGGGAGCGTGGGAACGGCTGCCGTTGACGCCGGTACGATCCATCAGCGCGGTGGAATCGATTGGCGACGATGGCCAGGCGTCGCCAATGGGAAGCGGTTCGTACTCGGTCGACATAGACTCATCGGGCGACGGCTGGGTCCGTGCGATTGCTCAAAATGGAACGAGGCGCGTCCGAGCGACGGGCGCAGCCGGCATGGCCGACGACGAGAACGGAGTTCCGGAGCCGATCCGTCAGGGCGTTCTTCGGCTCGTCGCACATATGTTCACGACGCGGGACAGTGAGGGTGGCGGGCCGCCCGCGGCTGTAACGGCCTTGTGGCATCCATATCGCCGGCTGAGGCTCGCATGAGCGAGTTCGCGGGCACGCTTCGAGAGAGAATCATCGTCGAGCGGCCGATCTCGGTCCGCAATGAGATGGGCCTTCAGGAGCCGGGCTGGGAAGAGGTGTGCCGGTGCCTGGCGGCGGTCGCGCTGGATAGCGTTGGGCAGGAAAGCGAAGGACAGGCCCTAAGCGCGATGTCACGCTTTCGAGTCACGGTCCGCCGGCGCGAGGGTCTCGCACTCGACCAGCGGATCAGCTGGGGCGCTCGCAACCTGATGGTGCGGCAATTGATCGACGATCCTCTGAAGGAAGACCGGATTTCGATGCGGTGCGAGGAGGTGCGGGCATGATGACGCGGCTGATGACGCGCGCCGAGCAACTTGCGCGAAACGCGCGTGAGCAGCAGGTCCAGCGCATCGCGGAACGGCTCCGATCGGTCTTTGGGGACCGCGCGGTCGAGGCCGGCCAGGAGCAGGTACGCATCAACGGCAGAGGCATTCTCAAGCGCTGGCTTATCGAGCCCAGCCTGCGGTTCCTCGCAGGAGAAGTCGCGTGAGTGCGGGCGGGGCGTTGCAAAGCGCCATTGCGGTCGCCTTGAACGGAATCGCGGGATTGAGCGGAGTCTTCGACGGTCCTCCGGCCCGCGCCTCCTATCCCTATGCCGCGCTCGACGCGATGACCGAGACCGACTGGAGTCACAAGACCGGTCAGGGACGCGAGGTCATGGTTGCGATAACCCTTTGGGACGACCAGCCGGTTCGGCTGCACGCGCTGGCAGACGCGACCGAAGAAGCCCTTGCAGCGCTTGGGCCTATGGCCGGCTGGCAGTTGGTCACAATGCGTCTGGTGCGGCGACGCGTGGTTAGAGACGTGGCCGGCCCCTGGGCAGCCGCCGTCGACTTTCGAGCGCGGATGCTGGCGGAGAGCTGACGCCTCTCACCCCCAACAAGCATTCGGCTTGAATTCCTCCGTCTCCCGCGCGGGGAGGGGGTCATTTTGGACAAAGGAGTAAGATATGGCGGCAGAGCGCGGCAGCGCATTTTTGCTCAAGATCGGGGATGGCTCGGCTACGCCGGCTTACTCGACGGTGGCGGGCCTCAAGACGACGCAATTGTCGATCAACGGCGATTCAGTCGTAATCACCAACAAGGGCAGTGGCGGCTGGCGCGAGCTGCTGTCGGGCGCGGGCGTGCGATCGGTGTCGGTCGCGGCGAGCGGGATCTTCACGGGCAGCGCGGCGGAAACGCAGGTGAAATCACTGGCGCTTTCGGGCGACCTCGAAGCTTACGAGCTGAGCTTCGAGAGCGGCGAGCGCATGCAGGGCGAATTCCTGGTCACGCGCCTCGAATATGCCGGCGATTTCAACGGCGAGCGCAATTATACGATCGCGCTCGAAAGCTCGGGCGAAGTGGTGGCGCTGTGACAGCGGCGAATCCTTATCGCGGCGAGGCGAGCCTGGAGGTTGCGGGGGAAACGCTGCTGCTTCGTCCGACGTTCGGCGCGCTGGTCGCGGCGGAAGAGGAGCTCGGGTCGCTGTTCGAGTTGGTCGAGCGCGCGGCCGCGGGTGCGCTGAAGCTGCACGAGATTGCGGCACTGTTCGATCATCTGTCGCGGGCGCGCTCGGAGACAATCACGCGTGCGCGGATCGGCGAGGCCGTGGTCGAGAAGGGCCTGGCGAAGATCACATCGGTGCTGAAGCTGGTGCTGTCGCAGATCCTTCAGGGGCGATGAGCAAATTCGGTGAGGCCGCGGCGCGATTGAGCAGCGCGGCAAGCATGTTGCTGGACTGGCGACCGGACGACTTCTGGAACTGCACACCGATGGAGCTTGCGCTCGCAATGAATGTCGCTTCGCCCGTCGATCCACCGGATGCGAAGACGATCGAAGCGCTGCAGCTACGTTTTCCTGATGAGAAGCGGCAATAAAGTGCTTCGGTCGAGCGAAGGGTGACGAGAGCCCAGTCTGACAGCCGTAGTTGGACCACGTTTATCGTTGTCAAACTTCGGGCAAACAAACGTATTCGCTAATATGGATTGATCGGCGGCGGATTGGGAACATTGGGCTCGAACGGCCCAAACGGTGAACGAAGCAATTGTTTGATTTGGAAATCGGTCACCTCCACGGATATCGGGGCACCTTCTGAACAGCAGTTCGCGAGCGTTGTGCCAACGGTTTCGATCACTGGCCCGGCGGTTCCAAACAAGTGCATGTTGAACGGCAAATCGAGCGGTTTGACATTGCGGTCCTGACTCATGGCCACCTCGAGCGCCGGTCCCGCCAGGCTCGCCACTCCGCTTCCTGTCGCGCGATTCACGTACAACGTCAGCGTGAAGGGCTTGTGGCCGGTTCCGCAGGTCTCGGGATCGCCGAAAATTGCTTTGTAAATCGCCGGGTTAACCGTGTCGGCCTTGAGTGGTTCGTCGGTGCCGGTCTCCCAAACATTCAGCGTCGCGCCTTTGCCCTTGATCCTGAACGTGACCCACAGCCGTCGGTCCGTTCCAAGGTCTCTTTCATCGCCCTCGCTCGCGGCGATTGACACCGCCCAGGCGTTGCTGAGCCCGCCCGACACCGGCGCGAGATGCGGGCCGCAAGGATTCTGGAACGTTACCCGCAACGAGAACACCGCTCCCGGCCCGAAGCTCACGGCCGTGCTAAAAAGCCCCACCGATGACGTGTCTTTGGGG